ACAAGGTTTTCCTGCGTTTTATAGTACACACAGGATTTTTTAGCTGTAGCGCCGTTAACCAGCGGCAGTTCATGCACCTCAGGCGTTTCACAGGTTGCCAAATATTTTGATGTCCAATGCGTGCCATCGTCCGTCCGGGCAATTCGCGCCGAGATAGGTGTATTGTCCGATGGAGGGCTAATAACAAGCTGTGTCCTCCTTGTATAGTCCTTGTAACATTCTAAAAATCCACCGCCTACGGCCCCGGTAACAGATGCAAAATACGCATCATCTACGGTTGATCCTATGAAGCCTTGGCGCAAAGTGGTGCCGTTCGCCACTAGTCGCTTTGCCATAGCCGCCCCTACGTCCTCTTCGCTGTCGGGCATTTTGATGTCGGCCGCCGTCAGCGTCACATCCTTCGCCAGCGTCTTCCCGTTCACCTTCCGCGACAGCGGAACGAATAGCTTGCCGAGAGCCGCCTTAACATTCGACCATAGCAGCCGCTTAGCCTTGCCGCCGTCGGCGCTGTCCGCGATCATCACGCCGTCACCGTCGGCCGGTGTGGCCTTGGTGGTGATCTTGGTCGGGTCGACGGCATCCAGCGCGTTGTTGATGCGCTCGACATCCTTGCTATGCTGTTCTTCCAGTGCCTGCAGGTCTTCGGCCTTGGCATACGCCTGCGACGCCAGACCCACCGTGACATTCTCCGCGTCACCGACGACGCACGCTACACGGATAATCTTCTCGATTACCGCAGAGGACGCCGACGGAATATACTCCGCCAGCTCGGCCGCGTTCTGGTAGCAGTACAGGATATCGTGACTGCGGTCGTTCGGATAATCCGGATCAGCTGCAAAAATTCCGATCTCTCGCCAGTAAAAACCGCTCGATAATCCAGCATTCTGGAAAACACCTGTCACCTCTGCATAATCAGCATTACGGCGCACCTCATGCACCGGCAGCGTGATAATTCCATGAATTAAGTCAGTCAAAGCCGCGATTGGCTCAGTAGTCATCGTGCCGTCGCCGAGTTTGATGGCCGTGAAGGTCAGCGTATCACCAGCAATCACGCGCGTCTGGAGCTGACGGCCAGCGTTAGTGAATTTAGGTGCTGTAAAGCTCATGTCTATCCCCTTCTTTCTACATTTTCAGGTGCAGGCTGTCGCATATCTGCACGGTAAAACCTACTGCCGCGACAAAATCCGGCGTAGAGAGTACCAGCTCCACGCCCTCAAGCCACGCAGACAGTCGTTTTACTGCTTCGACGGCCGCTCGAAATTCCGCGACATTCTGCTCTGTAACTGCCGAATTCGTCGTTGTGACCTTGAAATAACCGGCTTTTCCGCCATACTCGTACCATTCAGATACGGTCGCGTCACCGAAAATATCGCAGCAAAGCGACTCTACGGCAGCCTTAGTGCCCGCCTGAGACCAGTACGTCAACGCACCGC